TTCCTCCTTCTCTCCGCCCTATTGCACTCTGTATCCGTTACAGTCTGAACTCGGTCACCTTTTTTGATTATATTCATTTAAAGCCGCCACCCTCATATTTTGCAATAAAATCAGAAACTAATTCTCCACAATTTCTGCAAACCACCACACGCCTTTCACCTTGTATCCCGTCATAGGATGTATCCTTAAATATCTCTTTATCCTTATGCCGACATATCTTTCTTAGCAGTCGATTTTTTCGAGTAACCCCTACCTCTGCAAGAGCTTCTTTTGTACCATCTTTTGTCATTCCGCTTCCTCCTAATCCAGTTTTATAACTCTTAGTCCCTTCTCTGACGTTCTTTTTCTGTAAGAAGGCGTAGCGTAGAAAAATATAGTTTCACGCTTTACTTTTCTAAACTCTGCTAATTCGTCTAATGTACCGATTTTCAACAGATCGTCGCCTTTGTAGAGGGCGTATTCTGTCATGCTCCACCCTCCAAACCCCTAACGAAAAAACAAATTACCGAATGCTTAAAATCAACTAATGCCACTTTTGGGATATTAACAACATCATAAATTTCTTTAACTGTGCCAATTTCGCCTTTGTTAATTAGTTTTGTTTTATACGTTGTTTTTACAGCGCTACCTACTTTTATTGTCATGCTTCACCATCCACTGTAAATAATTCACGCACATATGCACTCATCAAATCAGCAATATCCATATCAGCTTTTGCTTCACTGTATGCCTTAGTTATAAGTTGTTTAATTGTTTCACGTAATAAGTCTTTTTCTTCTTCAACTATTCTTTGTGTTAAATTGTATGCTTTGCTGTTTTCATGGGGGGCAAACTTGTCATGATAGAAAACAGTAAAAGCGCTTAAGTTTTCGATAAGTTCACGCACTTTATTTTCAACACTAAATTCCAGTCCTCTTTCTTCGATAATTTCATCCGTCACTTTTGTTACTGCAGAATAGCACGCATTCGTGTAAATAATTTCAAGGTGCTTGTCTTGCATGTTACGCACTTTAGATGTCACTGCTTCTAAAATCGTGTTTTTAATATCATCTTCACTGACATAATCCATTATGTTTATTTCCATATTTACGCCTCCACTTCCTCAACAAGCACCGCAAACTGCCAATATCGTTCGTCCATTTCTTTTATTTCAGCTTCTGTAAATTGTGTTTTAAAAATGTCATTTTGCACACTATTATTTAAAGACTTACACCCGTCACTTCGTACATTTAGATAACACTTATTACCATTATTAGCATCAACAAATTTCACATAATAAAGCGGTTCTTTCTCGACTTTATCGCCTTCTTTAAATTTCATGCTTGTTCCTCCTTAACTTTTTTAGAGTTAATATAATGCGAATAGGTCGCATCTGCTTCTTTTCGCCAACCATTCATCTCGTTTTTTGATTCCCTTCTATAATTGATTCTGTGATTTCTTATATAGTTTTTAACTAAGCAATAAGACAAATTCATTTCTGCTGAAATCTCTTTGATTGTGTACCCTTGATTTCCAAGATGACGAATCATTTTGTCATCTTCTTTAGACATGTGTTTGTTTGTCAGTCCTAACAGTACCTTTCTTGCTGCTACAGAGGCTTTTGTTCTTCTTAATCGTTCAGCTAATTGGTCATTCGACATAATAATATAATTATTTTTTAGTATCTCATCTTCTTTTTTGGTCCACGGACGCCTAATAAAAGAAACTGAAGAATCTCTTTTTCTTAACTTCACTAGTCTGTTTATAACTGCATCTTTTGTACGTCCTAAAAATTCGGCAGCTTTGCTAATATTGTCGTCGTTTTCATAAACAAAATACTCTAAATAAATATCCTCATCTTCTGTCCAATCATAATTTTTACTTATCCCAAGTCGCGTCGCTTTGTTTTTTATTGAATGATATGAGCGATTTAAAAAATTAGCTATTATTTCAGTGTCTACGTATTCGTAATTATTCTGTAAAACTCTGATTTCCTCATCTGTCCAATTTTTTCGCATCTAATCACCTCGCTACGCAATCTGCATCAAGACAGATAACATTTTTTGATCATCTTTCTTTTGTAATTCGTCTAACACATGCGCATAGGTTTCTTGTGTGACACCTACGTCAGCATGTCCTAATCGTGCTGAAATCGTATGAATCGAAACACCTTCTGCCAGCAATACGCTTGCATGCGTATGCCGTAATGCGTGAAAGCTAATCTGTGTAATTCCTGTTTCTTTGCATTTAGCAGCTAAAAAATTGTTGATGGTTGAATTGAATTGACGTTTGTAAGTGCCGTCTCCAAATTTTTCAACGAAAATGGGTTCGTCTTCTGGAAAATCTTTTATAAGCGGTTTGAACTGTCCGACAATCTGCCAGTCTATTTTGATGGTCCTTACTGACGACAATGTTTTTGTTTTAGCAAATCCCTTGTTATATTTGTAATCCCATGTCTTGTTGATAGATATAGTCTGTGCTGTCCAGTCAAAATCAGCAGGAGTAATGGCTAAAGCTTCGGCATAGCGCATCCCGGTCTTAGCTACGAGCATTACGAACCATCCGAAGCCAATTTGGCTCGTATCGAGTGATTGTAATAACTTCGATAACTCATCTTTCTGTAAGAATTTCCGCTTTTTCGCTCTTGTCGGTTCTGCTCCTTTTATAACAACTCTATAAGTCGGGTCTTTATCTATTAATCCATCGTGAAACAAATCTTTAATGCACGCTTTTACATGATGATGAAAGTCTTTTACGGTCTGTTTCTCATGTGTTTCAGCATAAACATTAATAATTCGTTGATATTCTCGTCTGTCAAAATCTGAGATAAAAAGTTTTGGGCATAAATCTCGAAGTTGTTTTGCTGCATTATAGTATTTAGCTAGTGTTATTTTTGCAATTGCTCCCACTTTATACACTTCGACCCACTCTTCAAAGTAGTCACAAAATAGTATTTCTTTTTGCTTCTTAGCCATGTTCTACCTCCTAAAAAAGTTTCAATTGTGATGCTTTTTCGTCCTCTATTTCTAACTCATTTAAATATCTATCAGCTACTGAAAGAGGGCTTTCTATATGTTCGATAACTGGTTCTAGCCATTTATGAATATTAAATTCCTTCTCTACGGTTTCACTGTGGGGCATGATGTTGAAAGAACTAAATTTTAATAAATCGTCTTTATCGTTTTGAATGAAATACACTTGTTTCGCTTCTCTTGTTAGCGCATCACCGTGAATAACTGTTGCGTTCACTCCTCTAATTAATAAATTGAAAAGAAGGAAAGGTAACGCACGATCTGATAATTCTTCACATTGATACAAATACATAGATGGTAGATAATCAAACGGCGAATATTTTAGGCAATCTTCATACCATTTGCAAATCGTTAAACTACCCGTACCAGCGGCAACATCTAGTCTTGTTCCTCCCTGACTGTCTGTTAATCCTCTTACTAATTGCGATGCAACACTACTTATTTCAGTTGGTGTAAAATCTTGTGCATATTTCTTTTTATTCGCATGCTCTTCTTCAAAATAGACGTGAAACCAATCTTTTTCTAAATGCGTATCATGTTGTAAAAACTGTTTAAATATCTCTTCTCGTTTTTCTCTATCAAACAAAATTTTCATTAGCGCATCAGATGCTTGATATGATTCTTTTATTCCGATTAAATTATTAATTGTTTCCGTTGTTAATGTCACGCCTGCACCTCGTTTCTTCTATTAATTCCTTTCAACTTCGATATAATGATAGACGAATCTCTCTACCGCAATCCATCTTCCCTATAAGATATATTTGGTCAGGGTGGACACCAACATCAGAATAAAAAAGTGTATCCATGTACTCAATTAAATGTTCTTCAAAATTGAACTCGTCGGCAATTAAGCTATTTGTTTTCATTAAAAGCTTTTCTATTGATTTTATTTCTTCTAGAAGTTCATCATGGTTTGTTTCTAACTTTCGTTTTTTTAACAAGTTACTTTGCACCTCGTTTCTTAATGTCGAAATCCATCGTCCCAGCAATCATCTACTATCATCGGATTTTCTACATTCATTCTTTAACCCTCATTTCGTAAGTAAAATAAGACCTAACAGCAAGAAGCTGATTACTCTGACAAACAAAGTAGTTTGTGCTAAAAATAAGTATCCTAATACTAAATTTTCGTGTTTTTTCATTTGTTCATATGCTCCTTTCGTGGAATTACTAATCCATTTCTTTTTCGAAATAGATACAACGTTTTTTCGTGCACCCCGCAAATATCCGCAATTTGCTGGTCGGTAAAAATTTCGCGGTAGTCAAGGTACTCGTCAACTGTCAATTCAACTCGGCGTCTTGTATTGTCGTGGAGTTCATCGAATTCGTCGGGGTCCTCTAAGCTCATTAACGCAATTCCTAAACGCTTAATTTCCGCGTTATTTTCGTTGTCTTCTGCAATACATAATTGCTTTATTATTTCCGTTCTTTTTTTCTTATTTTTAGCGTTCAATTTAGCGTTTCCCCCTTTGCGACTCGCCAGCGAAGTGGACCGCTTGGCACTGATCGCGCATTCTGTCAAATAATCTCGCGTCGAATACATGCGTCATTTCTTCGATAGCCAAATTCGATGTATAAATCGAAGGTCGATTATTTGCGACGCGTTCGTTTATAATATTATGTAAATCGCCTCGAAACCCGTCCGTTGCAGTCCGCACGCCGATATCATCAAAAACGGTGAACATTGCTTTTTTCGCTGCTTGTATTTTTGCATAATACTGACTTGCCGACCTTTCTGCAATTTCTGCCGGTACATGTGGTCGAGCAAATTCGTTATATAATGTTTGCAGTTCGTTGACGTCTAGAAAATAAGCAGGTTGTTCAGGCGGGCGCACGCCATCGCTTATGTGCGAGTTGACAGCCGCAATTATATATTCATTTAATAGTGCGCTTGCTGTCGTTGTTTTGCCTGTGCCGGGCGATTGCGACCACAAGTATAGCGATTTCACTTGATGACCCGGCTTGCTAAACGTTGTAACATATCGTTCAAGTAGCGCATAAATTTCCGGTTGAGCGTTGCGCACAATACTATCGCTTAAAGTAGCGAACCTATAATCCGCGGGCACATTTGCGACCTTTTCGCGTGACTCAAGCAGCACTTTTACGGTGCTCGTTGGGCTAAGCTTATCGAGCTGTTTAAAGGATTTTAGAGCCATTTTGCCACCTCGTCCCAATCCGCGGGCGACTCCGCAGTCGCAACGCTTGCCTTCTTAAGATATGCCAGCTCTACACGCTGCCAAGTTTGCTTTTTATAAGTCAACATGAAGCCGAAGCTAATTCCGGGATACAGCGCAGTCGGTTTATATTCATTAAAACAGGCGTCAATGAAGTCTTTTAAAAATTCTTTTGAATGTGTGCCCTCTTTTTTTGCGGTGCCGATTATGCGCCCAACATGCCCCTGCTCTACCGCCCACTTGCCAAACGGCTGGTATTCAATACCATATCGGCGCAAATGCTCTTCTTGAAGGTATTTAGTGAAATCCTTCGTATTCCATTCAGAAACGTCTTTTTTTCTCATGCTCGACCTCCGTTTTAAAATGGTTGAGGAAGCTGTTTAATGCCTCTAACATTTCATACTGTGCTTTAGTGCAAGAACTACGCTCATAACTATCTCTTATTACTGCTCTATCGCCTTCAAGATGTAGGCTGCACCCGTAAGGCACAAAAGTTTCGTAATACTTTTCTAAAATCTTGTATAATTCTTCTGCGGTGATGTTGTAAGTCCGTGTTTCTAATCGTGATAAACTAATTTTCATTTTGCTGACCTCGATTCGCTTTTAATTTTTCCCCCATTGCCTTGCGTGTTTTTTCGTCTAATTTGCGTTTTTTATACACGGACACAACTACGTCGGGAAGTTCGCCTTCTAACGAAATTATGCGCTCATTTTCCTGTACCAACCGGGGATTTTTCACTAAGCTTTTGTATTTATTGATGTGCTTTCGTACATTTGTGTATAAACGCCACTCACCTGTATCATGCTGATAATGTATAACGGTTTCTTGGTCGCTTAACTTATACGTCATCTTTATGCGCTCCCTTCGTGCATAGTAATGCGAAAACTGCAAATGTTAAAAATACTAATGCGATAAAACTCATTTTGCACCGCTCCTTTGGCTCGAATATTCTACGTCGAATTCCCTGCAAAAATTTTCAAGGGCAATTTCGTTTAGCCGTTCGTTTATTACTGCCAGAGATGTAAGACTATCTTTTATGCAATGTGTTAACTTCTGCAAGTCGTCTTGTGTTTCAACTTTAACACCTATAAGCTCTTGCCCCGCGTAGAATGTGATTAGGTTTGCAGCATAGTAGCATTCATTTTCATTCATAAGCGGCCCGCTTTCCCGCCGCAAACATGGCGTCGGCTACGTAGCGGTTTGTTTCAGCTTTTGCTGCTAAATATTTTCTACTATCAGCGCCCCCGAGCATTTTCATAAAAGCCTTATTTTCTTTAAAAATCAGCGTTATATAAGTACTATCTTTATCAAGTTCTAGCATTATATTATTGTAGTTATTCATGACGCCATTCCTTTCTAGAAGAGATTTTTGTTTTAAAAGGTATGACCGTGCGTTAGCGCGGTGTACTTTGAAGTCTAGTTATAATAGAGTCTAGTTATAATGAAGTATAGTTCGTATGGTATATTTACCAGGGATACCATGGTGTTTTTACCACCCCCACTATGGCATATTTACCAGGGTATACATGTTAGATAATTGCTTCCCGTCAGTGCTTAGGCGGGTTTCAACTTTTACATATCCGTATTCTATAAGATGTTTTAGCGCCTTCCTGAACGACTTGTCACTTATGCGTGAAACTTTCAGTAATGATTTTTTGCTCGGATAACATTGTTGAGTTTTGTTATTTGCGAATTTACAAAGTGCTAAGTATAGCGCTAAGTCTTGTAAATTTAAACGCTCATCTTCAATTACATTATTTTGTATCTTAGTAAATGTACTTCTCAATGCCTCCCTCCTTTACGACTTAAGCCGCATATTTCACGACAACTATTGACTATAAACTGTAAATTTGCTAATATGTAAGTACAGAGCGACACACAAATGATTTAAAAAGATGTTCCCCAACATTTTCATTTAAGTATTTTTGTGCCATTCATATTAACTACACTTAGTTTAACTGCAAATTTACAGATTGTCAACTATTTTATGTAAATTTACAGGTATAATTTCGTGTGAATAGTGAGGATTGTTGACATGACTATTGTTGAGCGTATTAAAAAACTTTGTTCTGCACATAAAATTACCATCGCAGAATTAGAACGTCGAACAGAATTGAAAAATAGTACTATATATCGGTGGGATACTAATAAGCCCTCAATTGATAAAATTCAAAAAGTTGCCGATTTTTTCGATGTTTCTGTCGATTATTTGCTTGGGCGTGGGTCTGACGCTGAATTCGAAGCTTTTCAAGACGACCCTGAACTGCAGTTATTCATGCGTGAATTAGCCGACAGCCCCGAAGAGCGCCTTCGCCAACTGCGCGGAATTTGGGAAGTGCTAAAACAAGAACATAAAAATGACTAATTGATTTTATTGCTAAAATCTCTGTTTCGTATTAAAATAAGAACAAGTGTTCTGTTATTAATTACGAAGGTGGGATTATATGAATTACTTAGATGATATGGTTTACAGAATTTATGAAAAACTAGAGATAGAAGCCGGAAACGTATTACCGCATAACGTCTGCGCAAAGTTAAACCTTATATTGAGATACGCGGATGAAGCTAGTTTTCACGGTTATTATGAAGGAACTTACTATATAATACTTAACGAAAGTAAAACGCAGCAAGAACAGTTATATGACTTTGCGCACGAGCTTGGGCACTTTATGTTACACGCGGGGAATCAGTTTAAAAGTCGACAGGTTTACATTGACTATCAAGAAAAACAAGCGGACAATTTTGCGGAAAGGTTCCTTGTTCCGCTTCACCTACTGCGCAAAGTCGACTATGAGAAAACTCGTGCGGAAGTACTTTATTATGTTATGCAAAAATTTAATGTTTCTAAAAAATTAGCGAAAAAAAGACTTGAATTATATGAACGTACTATATATGAACAAACAATACAGAGCTATCATTGGTGAGGTGAATTTATTTGTTAGTAGATAAAATTGAGGCGCTTGCTGAGGCGCAAAAACTTTCTATTACAGTACTTGAAGAAAATCTGGGCATTGCTCGCGGCTCCATTCGCAGGTGGCGCGTTGTAGATCCAGGCATAAGCAAAGTAAAACTAATTGCTGACTATTTTCATGTGCCCGTTTCGTATCTGGTTGATGACACGCAAAATATTACGGATGCTGCAAAAGTATTAGCGTTGTTAAGTGAAAGTGCTTTTACAGACGAAAACTACAATGATATAATGAAGTATATAGAATTTATAAAAATGAAAACGAAAAAGAAATGAGGAATTTATTTGAAAAAGGGAGTTATAGCTTTAATGCTGCTAATTAGCGCTATATTGCTTGTTGGCTGTAATGCTCAATCTAACACAGAAAACGCTAAAAAAACAGAACGCTATGGCGACGAGATTAAAGAAAAGACAAAGACAAGCGATAACACTATTAAAGCGAATATTGACACAGATTTACCAAGCGGTATGTTATTCGAAATCTCGGAAAAATCCGAGGATGGTACCACTTTAGAAAAACAAACCGGTGAAATTGGTGTTCTGGGCGGCATTAAAGGAACTTTTGAGGACGTTAAGCCGGGCAATTACACACTTACATATACAACATTGCCGCTTGAAGAGCAAAGTAAAAAAGTGCAAGAAAAAATAAAAGAAGCCGACAAAACTTTCGATGGACAGTTTATTAAAAATGGCGTATTGAATAAGGTGGAAACTGTTACGTTGACGGGGAGTGATAAAGAAGACAAGAAAGAATCAGAGAATGTCTCATTTAAAGACGAGGCAGAGCAAGGCAGTGAAAGGTATACAGCTACCGCAGGGAAAATTTTATACAATAACGATACAACAAATATTACAGGGCAAAGATACCATTTTTCTGGTGAAATAATACAAAAATTACAGGTCGATGGAGAGTCCGCATGGCTTGTAAAAAATGACGTCGGTTATGTAATGCCTGTTTTTTCCGAAGACTTTGACGCGGCTGTTGGCGATAATGTAGAAATTTGGGGAACGCTCACTGGCGATGGATACCAAGCTTCTGACTTTAAAGTTGATAATATTGTTGGTATGACAGGTTCTATGCGTATTGTTCAATTAAATATAAATGGAAAAGAAATTCAATAAAAAATGAGCCCCGGCAAATGTGTCAGGGCTTTTTATTTGGTATTACTGTTCTGTAAATACTGTATATATCAGATACTTCATATTCTTTGACATACTTATTTAGTACTTTTTCTGATGCTAGTCCGCTGAATAATTTTTTTACTGCCCCTTCCTTCCCCTCAACATAACAAATATATTTAAAATCATTAAATGAATA